CAAAATCACGATTAACAAAACTACTTCCAGCGTTAGGCTCATTCAAATACATGGAATGAAACCTCAAACAATTATCAACTAAATCCTGCATCTGTTGAGCCAATACCATGAGCGTTGCATCACTTTGGCTTCTATCAATTCGCTTTGCCTCTGCTGTTTCACCAACCAGCTTGGAACCCATCACCGCCGCTAGTGAAAGAGTATTAATTTGCTTTTCAATGTCGTTCAACCTTCTAAATTGACTGTCAAAACTATCTCCAGAAGGGCTTATATATTCTGCTCTTGATTCTTGCGGTAAACTTAACGCCTCACCTGGTCCTGCTGAAATCTCATCTGCACTAGCAGGGAAACCATAAAAAGCTAATAAAGGAACAGCAGAAACAGAAAGAATATTATCAAGATCAGATTGAATTTGATAATGCTTCAAATTTAATTCTGCTATGTCATACAACGGACTCCTAGACTCATAAGGCCCGACCCTATTTGCATAAGCAATAGAGAATGGAATTTCATCCAAGCTCATGGTTCCAGAGTCATGAATATAAAAATCACCTTTATCTTTTTTTCTGTGAATTTCAAAACTACCAGGTTCTAAAACTCTGATTTGTTCAACTGTCTTTTCTCCATACTTCCCATCTGGTTCAACAACTCTTTCAAGCAATCTAAGTTGAGATAATTTCCTTACACCTTCTACAACGTGCGTTCTCCATCCAAGAATATCTGAAGGTTGATATGTCACCCAGTACGGCCTTGCCTTTTCACCTTCTTTTGGTGCATCAACTAAAACACCAACATGGCCAAAACTTATTGCCTGCCTTGCTGTTTGATAAAGCCAAACATTTAAATCATTGCCCTCTAAGTCAACATCAAATAATTGCTCTCGTACTAAATCAGAAACATCATCAAGCCTTATTGGTTTTCTTACCAACATGCCCGATAACATTTTTTCAATTCGCTGCACAAATGGAACAACGGTTGAACGACTCAATCGAACATCATAAGAATCATCTTGCTCTCTTGGTTGTTGCGGTAAATATTTTCTATGCTCGCTCCTGATCTTATATGTGCCTTCTCTTAAATCGGTAATCAATCCCCAAAAATTTGCCATGCGCTGATAAGCAGCGTTAGGACTTGAAACCGTAGTAGCTGCAACGGTTGTAATGGGGTTGTAGATTCCGTCAAGAGTGCCGTACACTTTTTTTCCTCATAGTATCAAGCTTTTAGTAGATTCTAAAGCCTGTTCTTGCTCCTGCCTTACTGTAAATCATATTGAACTCACGATAAACAAGATAACCTAAACAATCATTTAAGTGATCAAAATTATTTTGCTTATCTGGTAAACCTGTTTTCTCGTCATAACTTTGTAATTCCAAACTTTCAATTAATGTTCTGCAACGGGCATGAACCGCCATTCGCACCCGTCCTTTTGAATTTTCCAAGAGTGCTTGTAAGGTTTGAACTCTGTCTTTGATCGGTGGGTTACTCTTAAGAGCCATCGAAGTGAATCCATAACCTTCGAGGATTGATATATCTGTCCTTGACGCATTAGTTGTATTTCTCGCTGCCCCACTAGCATCTGGATAAATATAAATCTTGTTTGTAGGATAGCGGCGTTTAATTTCTTTTGCCAAAGAATCGGTGTCTAATTCTTTACATATTTCATCAAAAACATAAAGCTTATCTCCTTCTGTTACACCGATAACAGCGTTCATATTGCCCACGTTGAAATCAATCCCGATCTTTAATGGTTCACCCTGAATGACAAAAGGTAATTCATCAATAACGTGCTTGGCTCTACTAAATCTTGTATAGACACTACCAGTATTTAAATTTACAAAATTTCCATTTAAATAGGCTTCAATTAAATTTTTATCGTAATTCAAATATAGATTTTCAATAAAATCAGGCGGCAAATATGGATTATCAGTTGATTTTGCTTGAATTAATCTTGTGTCTTCTTTTGCTTCTTTCTTAAATGTCTTATGAGCAAAGCCAAAACCCTCTGGAGTTGTAGTAACAAAGAACTGTTGAACATTGCCAGAACGTAAACGAGCAAGTGCCATATTCATTGCCTGTTCTGCCTCGTAACTTCCTACGGTGTCAGCTTCATCAAAGCCAATTGAGCATAAGTTTTGCCCCCTCAATCTTTGATAATTCAAAATGGTTCTAAATAAAATTGTATGGCTGCCTTCTTTGAAAGAGATTTTAAGTTCTGGTGCAGGACTTGCTCTATAAGTAAAAGGAATTTTCCACTCTTCCAACATCTCAAGCATTGACCTGTGCAACACATCCCTCAACATTATGTTTGTAGGTTCAAATAAAGCAGATACAAAGCCAATGTTCTTTGCTGCAAGAATCACACTTTTAGCGATTAGTGCAACAGTTTTTCCTGCTCCAAATCCACAAACTAAGGCCAATTTGCGGTGTTCCAGATCAGAGCAAAAGGAAGCTTGATGAGGTAATAAAGACTCATAAACCGTATTAGTTACCTCCTCGGCTGTTGGTGGAGCATAAAAAACATCTCTTTCCCATCAATGGCTCATTTTCACAAATACCTGTAAGAAGATTGCTCAACTTAATTGCTCAATTCAAATCTTAAGAGTCGAGCTTGAAGTTCAACTGATTTCAAAGCAGATTGATAATGTCCACGCTTTGACGCTAAATTCTCATAATTTTGTAAACGAGATAAAGCAGATAAAAGCCACATTGGGCGTTCCAATTCTGCATCTAGCTGCTGCAATTTACGAGCCCTAGCAATATAATTTTCTGCCATGCGTAATTTCACGCCGTAGTTGTCCGCACAGTATTGAACCACTTGAGTTTTACTGTTGCCATTAATCAATAAGTTATAGACAGAATTAACTCTGCAATCTATTTCCCTATCAGTTGCTTTTTTAGCCATAAATAAAATATAGCTTATTCATTGGATAAAGGTTTTAAATCAGCTTCCTCTGCTGCATTTAATATATCAGCAATTCTGACCAAGTTCTGGGTTAGGGCAGCAACAACTTTAGAGTCGAGACGTTTTTTTTCTTCTAAGGCATTATCGAGAATTGCATCTGCAACATATTCAGATTGATTAAGGAGAAGGATAAGACGATCGACAACGGGTTCATTCTTAGTTGAGACAGACATGAGACAAAAATGAGATTAATAAGGTGTTCCTACTGTGCCCACCGTTCCCTCTGTTCCCCATATAGCCCCTTACGCCTATATACCCCTATATATATAATATATATATATATTATATAGTTTTATAGGAACAGAGAACAGGTAAGCACAAGCATTGGAGAATAAAGGGTTTCAGCGTTCCCAGTAAAAGAACAGGGGAGAGAACAAAATCAAGCGATGTGTTCCCACACCCATTTGGGTGTGCCCTCTATCCTTTTTCGTTTTCTTTCATATCCAAGCGTTTTGAGAATGGATGAGACTTGCATGACATCACCTTTTTTTTGAAATGACTTTGGTTTTTCGATTGCTTCAGTAAGCAAAAGTTCAATAGTAATATCTTTAAATTTGTTGTTTGGTGTTTGTAGGTAAGAGATTATTGGCTGAGTCCAAGGTGACTCGATGAGGTAAGAAAGATTATCTTCTGCCACTTGTTGTTCTTGCTCAGATGTTAAGTAATGCGGCTCTTTATTTTTATAAGCTTTAAAAGCAGCCGACCAAATTGAGTCTCTTTCTATTTCTAAGGAATGAAAATCAACTTGATTTTGTAGGTCAGTTTCACAGGGAACAACCAAAAACCGGCGGTTGCCTGTTTCATCAATTAAAAATCCATCTGTGTTTGTTGAGCCAACAATTATGCCTCGTCTTGGATGCTCTTCAATTGCCCGACCATAAGGGACTCTAAAATGATCAGTTGATCTTGATAGAAAAGATTTAATGGAACCCGCTTCTTTTTTAGTTGTCACTCTGTCAATTTCTCCCCATTCGCAGATCCAACTTCTGTGTAAACAAAGCACATCATCTTTAGAGGAAAGATCACCGAGGGAATCATTGAAGAACTGACCGCCCAAGATTTGCCAGAAAGTAGATTTACCGCCGCCCTGTTTTCCTTTTAATACTGTTGCATAATCATGTTTACAACCTGCTTCCATAACTCTACGAACTGCCCCTATCAAGGTGGCTTTCATCATCTGGTCGTAAATTGTGGGTTCTTGCAATGTTTGATCTGATGGTCGTAAGTAAGTTGAAGCAAGTCTGTCAATGAAAGTTGGTTCAACATTTTGTGAGACAGCTTCCAAGTAGTTTCTAACTGGATCAAATTGGTTTTCATAAGCCACTTTCTGAACGCAATCAACGGCTAATTCTTTTGAAACTTTGAAACCTAGCTCTGCAAGAGTGAGATAAAACAACTCAATGTTTTTCATTGTTTGGTTTTTCATCTCAACATTTTGAGTAAAGATGTTGAATTGAATCTTGTCTTGTTGTTGCCTTAATAGTTCAACTAATTCTGTAGGGGTTAGTTGTTCTAATTTTTTTGGAATGACTGAAGTGTCGTTATCTTCTTTCTTTTGAGGAACTAGGGAAGTAGGAAAAGTTTTTGGTGGAGGAGTCCAACCGTCTTCTTTAGCATACTTAACTAGTGTTCCAAGTGAAACCCCTGAACGCTTACCGAAAGACTGCCATTTTTTTTCACATTCACCTTGATTAAAGTTTGAGGCGGCTGCTGAAATATCAATCCAATCGTTAAGTAAAGAGTCAGAACAACTATGTAGACTCATTCCTATTTGTATCCAAGTGTCGTAATCATCAAGACGAGATGGATTAATCGACTGGAGTAAGGAACGAGCTTTATCTATATCTGAGTTAATGATTTCAGGTTTTATTGATGGCTTTTTTGTATCCATCATTTTTTTCAGCAGTTCTATTGGTGCTGTTGCTAATGGAAGATCATCAGGAGATCTATTGTTCATCCATGAATAGCCGCTAGTTGTTGGGTGCGCTCCTGCTACAACGGACTGGCAAGCGTTCCAACGTAATTCAACTTGCTCAACAGAGCCATCATCTGCAACAACGCCAGATTTGTATTTTTTAGTTTTTATTTTTGACCAATATTTTTCTGGTACTTTGTAAATCAATTGAAAGCGGCCAACTCTTCCGGAAGTCACCATCCAAGAGGGAGGGAGAGAGGAAACACTAAGACCCCAAGAGGTTAAAACATCTGAAGCTGATTGACCGTCATGGTCGAGGAACATAACGCCAGATTTTTCACCAGCTACAACACCTATTGCTTTTGCCTTACCTGATTTTATTTCTGTAAATAATTCAGATCTTTTTAATGGATTGTGTTGCCAATTTTTTTGATAGGGCTGTTTGTTGGCATTGACAGCGACATAACGCCAGCTTGAAGGCAAGCGTGAAAGCTCTTCTATTAGATCCATTTTATTATCTGTTTATCTGTGATTCGTAAGCGTCAAGCTGTTGTTTTGTCATTGCATGACGGATTATTGTTCTAATAAAACCAGCCCTAGAAAGCTCAGGGGGTTTATTTTCATCAAGCCAGATTATTTGCTTTGTTGTTAGCTGAGTGTTGATTGTTTTTAATTCTGTGTCTAAATCCACTGGGGTTGTTTTTGTATTAGATATGGGTAAGATAACACCAACTAACCCCATGTCAATGATTGAATTTAGAACGTATCAGATTGAAGCGGCTGCAAAATTAACACGATTAGTTGCAGAATTTGGATTTGGTTATTTATGTGGAGAATGTCGAACAGGTAAAACGATCACAGTTTTAAAAGTGATAGGAGACCTAGCAAAGGAGAATGTTTTATTTGTGACTAAGAAAAAAGCAATACCAAGTATTGAAAAAGATGTAAGAGCGATGGGATTAAAGGAGGTTGTTACTGTAACCAATTTTGAACAGGTTAAAAAATTTACAGGGCAAACATGGGATTGCGTTGTAGTTGACGAGGCCCATAGTATTGGAGCCTTTCCAAAGGCAAGCCAGAGGCAACAGCAAATATTGAATTTAGTTTGCAAGAATGTAATTTTGATGAGTGGAACACCATCACCTGAAAGTTTCAGCCAGTTGTATCATCAATATTCTTGCACTCAACATTTATGGAGTCAGTACCAAAATTTTTATAGATGGGCAGATAATTATGTGAATGTAAAAAAGAAAAAAGTAGGAACTGGGATAGAGGTTAATGATTACTCGGAGGTGATAGAAGACAAAGTATTAAAAGCGATTAAACCTTATGTGGTCGAAATGACCCAAAGGGATGCAGGTTTTCAGGTTGAAATTATTGAGCAGGTGCATCTGGTGAAGATGAAAAGAAGAACTTACAGAATGATCTTGAGAATTATTAGAGATGGAGTTATTGGTAGTCCGAGATGTAGAAGCGTTTTAGCTGATAGTGGAAGTAAGGTGATGAGCAAATTAAGGCAGCTTTCAAATGGTCATGTAATAACAGAAAACCATGGAACAGTAATTTTTGACTATACGAAAATTGAATATATAAAAAAGACATTTAAGAATCGGTTAGCCATTTTGTATTGCTTTAAGGCTGAAGGTGTGATGTTGAAGAAGGTGTTTGGAGATAGTGCAACGGATAACCCAGAGATTTTTAACGAGGATGAAAGTAAAGTTTTTATTGGTCAGGTAAGAAGTTCTAGAGAAGGGGTTAATTTGTCGGCTGCTGATGATTTGGTGTTTGTTGGAGTTGATTATTCCGCCTTGTCTTATTTACAGAGTAGGGAACGTTTAAGCTTTTTAGGTCGTAAGAATCCGCCAAAGATCCACTATGTATTTGCAGAAAAAACGCTAGAACCTAAAGTATTCAAAACTGTCCAAAATAAGGAAAATTTCACCGTTAAACATTACCGCTATGAGAGAACAGGTTTATCAAGCGAAATTAATCAAGGAATACGAAAAGAAAGGGTGGACAGTGATCAAGATTATTATGAGCAACAAAACTGGCTTACCTGATTTAATTCTGTGCAAACCTAATGAATGTAAATTTGTAGAGGTCAAGGCCAAGAATGGAAGGTTGAGCAAAATCCAAGAATATCGGATTGAAGAACTGAGAGAAAAAGGGTTTGAGGTTGAAGTAGATAAAGCCCCTTGTTGACACCTGTTGATAAGTATGTGTATGATAGAGGCATAAGCAACCCCCCAAGCAAATGAACTTCTTTGAAACTTTCTTCTCAGAAAAAGATTTAACTGACGAGGTTTACACAGTTACTTCAGAGAATGGAACACCAAACATTATTCCATCATCTGTTGTAATTGAAGCGGTCAAAAGAACCAGAGGCGAGGAAGCTAAAAAGATCGAAACCATTTTAAGAAAGATTGATTTTTTAAATGGCAATGTTCACCACTTCCTCCAGCATTTAGCACAAGCAATGGCCCTAGACACCGCTTTTTAAACCTTCCGCCCCGTAACAATCGGGGCTTTTTATTATGCTTACTTTATACAATTCCAACTGTTTTGATCTTGTTGATCAATTAAATGATTTTGATTTAATGGTACTAGACCCACCTTTTAAAGATTGGCACAAAATAAATTTTAAAAAACCAAAAAATATAATTGCTTTTTGTAATGCAAATTCAAGACATGAAGTTGAAAAAAAACTAGGAAAACCAAAAACAGAACTTGTTTGGCATTTTGCGGACGGTAGATGGGTTAGTAATAATTTGCCAAGAATTACGCATGATTATATTTATATTTATGGAAAACCAAAACAGGCAAATGTTGGTGAATATCAAATTGAAAAAATAAAAAATAAAGGAGAAGGAAGCATCGGAAAAGACAAGACAGGCAAAAGAATTTATAGACCTAAAGCACAAAAACAATTAAACAGCGTTTTAATTTATCCTCGCAATATGTCAAACAAACTAGGAGCATGGGGAAAGCCTTATAAATTAATAAAAAATTTAATTGATTGGTTTGATCCAAGTTCTGTTATTGATCCTTTCATGGGTTCAGGTGTTGTTTTAGACGTTTGTAAAAATAAAAATATTAACTGTACTGGAATAGAAGTTAATAAAGAATATTTTGATTATGTGCAAAAAAACTTAAGTCAAAAAGAGCTTCAAAAAGACTTCTTTAAGCCGCCAACTCAATTAAATCTTTACCCTTCTGTTGACACTTGTTGACAATGTCTGTATATTGAATAAGTCAACAACCCCATTTAGTTATGACATCATCAGTCGTCAAGATTCCTTCAAACGCTGGAACAAGAGCAGTTCTTTATACAAAGAATCAAAATCTTGAGACAACAAACGAAGGCTTGAGCCGCAGGGTTAAAAATCTAGAACAGGAAGTCACCGTTCTATTTGCTATCTGTGCAGGACTAGCAACAGCCGCTATTCTCTTTTAACTCAACCGCCCCGCTAGTCGGGGCTTTTTTTATTGCCTAAGCGTTGACAACTGTTGATGTAGGTTTTATCATTAAATATATAAGCAAACAACCCCATGAAGCTTTTTATTTTCGGCATTACTGCCAGTCTTTTATTCTTTGCAGTTACCACTTCCGCATTGGAAGACATGACTAGAACAGATTGCAACGCTGGCATCCAAGCCGCTTGCGCTGCGTTGTCTGATAAGGAGTAAGGCGGCCAACAACCCCTGCAAGCCGCCAAAACATCCCTGTTACTAGCTCACGTTAGTAACATCTGTAGTTTACTAATTTTTTACCATGACTTCCGAGGAAGTGTTTAACACCTTTAATACTGTTATTGAAACCACTGAAAGCAGTCCATTCTTTAAGCAGTTAGCCAAAGCAGCTTTAGTTGCAACGCCTGACGATAAGGCATTAATTATGAGGACATGGCCTAAGTTTGTTCAAAATTTCGGCCCAGGTACAAGTCTTTATAAGGAGGCAGCATGACAACAACCAAGTTTGCAAATGGTGTTTTAGTTAAAAAAAGAAACCCTAGACACCCAGATGTACGAAATCCTTGGCTTAAAAAAAGAGAACAGAAAGACACTACTTACCAAAATGATTTTGGAAGGATCGGGACAGTAATCAAAACAGAAAAAAGAGATCAAAAAAGAAAAGACAGAAAAAATCTACAACAAGTGTTTTACTGTCAAGTTCTATGGAGGGGTAGAGATAAAACAGAATGGGTTCTTCAAGGTCGTCTTCAAAGAGTGGAGGGAATTTGAAAATGACAAAAGGAACCGTTCAAATCTCTAACGCTCATTACCACAAGGATTCTGCAATATCAGCATCAATGCAGAAAGTAATGGCAGCTCATGGCCCTAGAGCATATTGGAATAGTTTTTTAAATCCAAACAGGCCAGAAAGAAAACCAACGGCTGCAATGCTACTTGGAACACTTACACATTGTGCTGTATTAGAACCAGACGAACTAGAAAAGCGTTTTGTTGTTGTTTCTTCTAGAACGACTAAGAAGGGAAAAGAAGAAGCAAAGGAAGCAAAAGAAAAAGGGTTAGAACCTTGCACCCAAACAGACTGGGATTTGGCTCTTAATATGCGTGATGCTGTTTTTGCAGAGCCAGCAGCAAAAGAGTTATTAAGTTTTGGTATTGCTGAGAAATCTTATTGGTGGGATGACGAGCAAAGCGGCTTAACCTGCAAATGTAGACCAGACTGGATTAATAAAGAAACGATTGTTGATCTTAAAACGAGTCGATCAGGAGCTAACCCAAATGACTTTGCAAAGGCTGTTGCTAATTTCAAATACCATCTGCAAGCGGCACATTATCTAAACGGTGTATCTGAAGCTAAAAGGTTTGTATTTCTTGTTGTGCAATCAGAGTATCCATTTGATGTTGGCTTATGGGAGCTTGACGAACTGAGTTTAGAAGAAGGTCAAAAGTTGTCTAGGGATGCTCTAGACAAAATTGCAGAGTGCCGCTTATTGGATTCATATCCTAGTTGGTGTGAATCTGGCGTACAATCATTAACCTTGCCCAGATGGGCATTTACAACCCCAAAACAATGAAAGAGCTTTATCAAGCGTTGCAAAAATTCCAGCAACAATGTCCCAGTTTAACGAGGAGCAAAGAAGGTTTTAACTATCAATACACCCCATTGGAAGAAATGATTTCAGTGGTTCAACCTGTATTGCATCAAAATGGATTGATATTAATTCAACCGCCTACTACAACTTGTGATGGTGTTTCAATTATTTTGACTCGTTTAATTCATGTTGAAACAGGCCAAGAAATCACAAGCGAACTTGTTCCTTTTCTCCCTGAGAATATGGGTAATAAACCAATGTTTACATGGGGTGGAAGTTTGACCTATGGCCGCAGGTATGCCATCAAAATGCTGTTAGGCATTGAACCTGATCAAGATACAAACACAGAAGACCCAAAACTTTTAGAGAAAGAACAAAAGAAAAACAAGCCTCAGAATAAGCCGATTCAACGAACAGATGACGATAAATTTATTAGAGAATGTGAGGCATTTATTAAAAAAACATCTGATCCAGATAAATTAAAAGTTCTTAAAACTAATATCTCAAAACGCTATAAAGAAGAAAAAATCACAGAGAAAGATAGGGACAATTTACTTTCTTTAATCCTTCAAAAAGATGACTAATGAATTACTTACGACTGATGAATTGGCTTTGGAGCTTGGAATAAAACCCCAAACTCTAAGGCTGTGGCGAACCAAAAGCCGCAATGGCAGACCGAGTGGCCCAAAATGGCGCGTCATTCGTAAACCCAACAACCATTCTCGTTTTGTGCGGTATCACCGCAGCGATATTGAAGAATGGCAAAACACTTTAAACAACCCCATTAATTGATTTCATGGACTCAGCATTTACAGCAAAATTCCGTCTTATTCCAAATAAGAAAAGAAAAAGTGGCAACGATTGTGATCGGTATTTGATTATTGACTGGACACCTGACGAGGCAAAAAAGGCTGCAAAGTGGTTATTAGATCAAGCGGATGCTTGCGAAACTCCAGGTGGTTCAACCATTAGAAAATACAGTTCTAGAACTGATTATGAAGAGATTGCAGGTTTCACAATGTTTGGCAGCCAGTGGTCAATTAATCCTGATTCTGAAGAAGAATGGGAAGATGGCAGAGGCACGATTGCGCCAAGAGCCTAAACTTATACACCCCTTTTAACTAAGGGGTTTTTTCTTATGAATTTTTTAGACTGGTTAGGATCTTTTTTTGTTTATAAAAGTCCAAAAGAAGGAGAAGGCTTTAAAAGGTTTTTATTAACCTTATCAGCTAAAAAACTTCGTGCATTAGCTGGAACCACCACGCACTACAGCAAAAAGAAACTCGTACAAATTTACTTACAAAAAAATGCCCTCACCGAAATTCAAACTGAATGATCAAGTCAATAAAAAAAGGAATACAGGCGTTTTTCTTAAAACAGAATCAGCCAGAGGAACCATTACCAAGGTTATAGAAAAGCACAACAGGAGAGATCGGATTTGTTATTACTACGAAGTGAAATGGCCTGATATGAGAAGGTCAGAACACGCACAACACATATTAGTCCCAGCACCATGAAAAAAGAAAAATGGAGATCTCCCAATCCTGGTCAAGCATTAGGGCCATTTTCTGAAGGTGAAATTCACTGTTGGACTACTTTTAATCTTTGGTACTTTCATTCTGAAGGAAAATGGTACGACATGAATGATAAAGACCAATTTCCAGAGAATCGGTGGAGTAAGGAGTAGAAGAATGAATCAAACTTATTGTCCTTGCCCTAAGTGTTCTGGTGTTCGGACTAGGGTTGTTTTAACTAAACGTGCCAAAGATGGCATCACAATCAGACGTAGACACTGTCGTGAATGCGATCATCGTTGGTATTCAATTCAATATCCAGAAGTTCCAGTTGAAGAAAACGAAGTTAAATGGATAAAGACAGGATCAAAAGCACAGTTTGTGCCTTCATAAATCAAGTACTTTCCTTAGCCAATTTTTAAATGTAGGTTGTTTCACAGGATTCTCTAAGCAAGCAATCTTAGCTTTGCACTTTGCTAGTTCTGTTAAACAATTAGCAATAAATTGTGATTGGTGAAAATAACTTCTTTCAACTGCTTCACAGTGTTTTATTAATTGTTCTTTAGATGCACCTTCTGTAAACCATAAAATCTTTTTCTCTAACTCTAATTCTTGTTCTACTGTTGCAGGTTCCATTAGTTGATCTAACAGAACAAATTGTTCATCTAAGTTGTCCATCTAATTCTTTCCCTTTAGCTGCTAACCCAGTGTAAACACCATGAAGCTTATTGTCAGGTAGATGACGACCATCAAGAACGTACCAGCGTTCTAGATTTAACATCCTTTGTCTGTCTTCCTCTAGCCATTCTGTTTTATAAAAGCTCATTGCAATGTTGTTGTTGAGTTTGGAAATAGTCTTGCTTGTAAGAAGTTTACAGCTTGATCATCAAGTGTATTTGTAGTTTGTTTTGCTGCTGCTTTCAACAGGTTAAGTAACAGTTTTTTACCTGCTTCGCTACGCAAAAAAGCGTAAAGGATAGGCAAAAATGGTTTAGCTAGTTTTCGCATAATTAAACTCACTCTTCACAATCTTATATAAAACCGCTACATTTGGCTTGTGGTCCCCATCACAACTTCAAAGCCTCCCTAGATTTGCACAGCAAGGGGGGTTTTGTTGTTTTTGCTTATAAAGAATTTAGCAGCGTTATGGAACAAAAAACGAATTTATGTTTTTGCTCACACTGTCTTGAAATAAGACGACAGCAAGCAAGGTTGCAAGAGTTGAATAAGAGCAAAAAAGCCGCTAAGTTATCTATGTAATTTACTCATCATTCAAGTAAGTTATCAAACATCTGATAAAGGGATT